AATAACATTATGAGAGACCAATATAAGATCTTAGCTGAGAAGTATCAACAGATAAAAGAATCTATTTGTCCTATATGTGGTCGGGATGTTTGTAAATGTCTTGAAGAGATGATGGAACCGGTAGATGATAAATCCCCATCAGGAGATTCAGTAGCGGAGGGAATGGCATCTAAGCTTCGTAATATAGATAAATCCGATGAAGATGCGATAATGCGAGCTATTGGTGAATATGAATTAGAATTAAAGAAGGAATGGAAGGATTATCATCATGGTCCCATGCCACAAGATGTAAGAGATGATCTCTATCTTTCTATGTATAAGGGAATGATAGAGGTTGGAATAGATCCTTCGGAATACTTTAATTGAGGTGGATTGGTTATAAGGCTTACCCGGCTTTTGAGCGCTTCGCGCTATAAGGAAAATTTTGGGAAATTCCTCTTGGGATGACTAATATCCTGGATATTTCTAAATAATAAAAGTATACTTATTATATCCTAATAAACATGTATTCTAATAACAAATCTAAATTCAAAAGTAAGTATTTAGAGAAAATGCAAATAAAAGCCTCTTTAAGGGATATGGTAAGATCTGGAGAGGCTAATCTAGGATTCTTAATAGAATCTATGTTAAGTGTTTATCCACATATCTCTTACTCTAAAATGAAGTTATGGGCATTAGAGTCCATCATGGATAATCAGTGCAATTAATTGATTGATAATAAATATATTACATGTCTAAAATTGTAAATGTTGAACAAGGCACTTTGATTGTAAAAAACAAACGCGGTGCTTTTATGATTCTTCCTAATGACACCTTTGGTCATCATCTAAGCACCCAAGAGGAATATGAACCTTGGTTTTATAAATTGGTTATTAATATTCTTAAACCGGGAGATAAATGCATAGACTGTGGTTCTAATTTAGGTTATCATACCGTAACCATGGGTAATTTGGTTGGTCCAACAGGAGAGATCTTAGCCATTGAACCACAAAGAATTATTTTTCAACAAGCTACCGGTAATGTCTTCTTAAATGATTTAAGAAATGTTACTACCTTTAATGTTGCTCTTGGTGATAAAGAAGATTGGGTAGAAATGGAACCTATTGATATAAATGCGCTTGGTGTTAATATGGGAGCTAATTATGTTGGTAAGGGTGGAGAAAGAGTAAGAATGACTCAACTTGATTCTTTAGTGCCAGATAATAAGATGATTCATTTTATTAAGATTGATGTCCAAGGTTGTGAAATCAAATTGTTAGACGGGGCTAAAAAGCTTTTAGAAAGATGTCGCCCCATTATGTTTGTAGAAGTAGAGCATATGTGGCTTGAAAAGCATGGATCCACCGGAGAAGACCTTTTAGAAAAGCTCCGCAATCTTAATTATACCTTACATCATATTGGATTTGGTTCTCAGGATTATCTTTGTGTTCCTAATGAAAAGGCAGATCTTTTACCTCATTATATTAAAGATCTGCAATAATTATTAGTATGACCTTAGATGATTATAAAAAGCTTCCACAAGATCATTATTGCGACTTTCACGGTCGGCGTATGCAAGTAAAGGATATTGTGATCTATTTAGAAAATGAAAGAAAAAGATATTTAGAATTGGTCAAAAAGTCTAAAGAGCAGACAGATATTAAATAACATGCCGCGTCCTAAAAAAGAAACGTTTTACTTAGGTAATAAAAATTTACCTGAGCCAGAAACACAATTTGAATGGACGCCAGACATGATCGAAGAGCTAGAGAAGGCACGTAAAAATATATTATACTTCTCTCGCTTCTTTTATATCATTAATATTGATTCAGGTAAAAAGCCTATTAAGCTTTATGATTATCAAAAGCGTATCCTTAAGGCTTTAGCTGATCATCGATTCATTGTAGTCTTATCTAGTCGACAAGCAGGTAAAACCACCTTATTAACTATCTTTGCTTTATGGTTGGTTTGCTTTAATGATGACTTTAGTATCTTACTCATAGCCAATAAACAAGAGACTGCCAAGAACATCTTTAAGCGTATTAAACTAGCTTATGAGATGTTACCCAATTATATGAAGCCGGGGGTAATAACCTATGCTAAAGAAGGTATGGAACTGGCTAATGGTTCTAGCATCCAGATTAGTACCACCACCTCCGATGCTGCTCGTGGTAGTTCCATCTCCTGTTTGTTGTTAGATGAAGCAGCCTTTATTCCCGCGGAATTCATGGATAGCTTTTGGGAATCGGTATATCCTGTTATTTCTTCCTCTAAGAAATCTAAAATCTTTATGTTATCTACACCTAATGGGGTGGGTAATCTATTTTATAATACCTATACGGAAGCCGTGGATAATAAAAATGGTTGGCATGCTGAACGAGTAGATTGGTGGGAAATACCTGGAAGAGATGAAAAATGGAAAGAAACAACCTTAAAGTCTTTGGGTTCTCAAGCTGCTTTTGATCAAGAATTTGGTAATCAATTTAGAGCAGCCGGGGAGAATGCTATGGATGCAGAGCAATTAAAATCCTTAGAAGAAGGAACCGCAGATCCAATACTCATTGATGAAGATGGAGATTATCGTATTTATAAAGATAGAAAAGATAATCATTTTTATAGCATTGGGGTAGATATAGGAGAAGGTATTGGTAGAGCTAATTCCGTTATACAAGTAGTAGATATCACCGATTTAACCAATATAGAACAGGTAGCTACCTTTGCCTCCAATAGATTAGATCCATTTAATTTTGCTGGTAAATTGGTAGAGATTGCTAGAGAATGGGGATCACCACCTCTAGTGGTAGAACGTAATAATTGCGGTGCACAAGTCATAGATACCTTACTTCATACTCATCATTATGAGAATCTAGTTAAGTTTACCCCAAGCATGGGTTCTTACACTGAAAAGGTAGATCATGAACATCGTCTTGGCGTCTTTGCTCATACTAATAGCAAATATACCTCTATGGCTAATTTACGCTATTGGATGAATACTTTATCTTGTCTTAAGATCTATGATAAAGAAACCGTTAATGAATTTAAGACCTATGTAAGACAAGCCAATGGTGTTTGGAAAAAGCAATCAGACAAATACCTAGATGATAGAGTAGAGGCTTTGATCTGGGCATTATTTGTTTTAGATAAAAAGGTAACCGAACAATTCTATGAAGTCTTACAAGAAGATGGTAATGGTAAACCTTTAAAGATAGCTCCTTTAAATTGGGATCCATTTACTATGGCTATGCCCGCTACACGCTTAGATAGAAGATATAAACAATTTAATAAGAATAAAGATGAAGAAAATATCTCCGTGCGTAATCCGGTGGTGATGTCTAATCCTAATGGTAATGAGATAGACGGATTAGATGAACTACTCATGGATGGTTGGAAACCAGTTCAAGGTCAAAATATACCTTTTAATAAAACTAAAAATACTTCAGATGGTGCAGCATTGGATAATTTTGTCACCAAGTATACCCCGGGTCGTAGATTAGGACCATAAAAAAACCTCTTATTGCTAAGAGGTTTTTAAAATAATAAGATTGATTAAATCTTAGTCAAACAAACCTTGACCAACTTTTGGCTCTTTGGTAGCACCAGCTGTAAAATTCTTAATGTTCTGCAGCTTGTTCTTGTTACCATGAAGTGCTGATTCATCGCCTTCAACCTCTTTAGGTTCTGGCTCATTACGAATCTTTCCATCTTCAGCTTTACGCTTTACTGGCTTGCTAGCACCTGTTGTACCAACAGTAACTGGCTTGCTAACATTATCTGGGTGACCCTTTTTAGAATTTACAAGTACGTGACCTTCATCAGATACTTCTACTTCTTCTTTAACCATTTCATCACCCTCTTCTTCTTCCTCTTCCTCTTCTTCTTCTTCGTGATGAGTACTGTCATTAGCTAACTCTTCTGGGTCATGCTCAATGTCATGTTCTAAATCTTTTTTAAGGAATGCAAGAAGCTTTTCACAAACTTCAATAGCTTCTTCATGAGTCAGATGCATCTCTTCTTCATGTCCCATTTCTTCTGAAGAATCAGCAGCTGCATCCGTTGCTGGAGCAACAGCTTCCATTTCTTCTTGGGTTTCAGCGAAAGGAATGCGATTGATAGCATCCTCATATAATTGGTCGAATTTTGGTTTTGACATATTAGTAAACTTTGGTTTGTAATTATACTTACTACTTTTTGTTGCAGATTCTACAACTTTTTCTTCAGAAGTTGTAATTTTTGCATTTTCTTTTTGACGAACGTTTTTATCTGAGGTTCCTTCTTCTGCCTTTTTCATTACCTTAGGATCTGAACCTGGATCTTCTACGTTGTCTACCTTTTTGAAATTATTTCCCTTTAATCCCTCTGGACCACTCTTTGACCATACTGGATTAACTTCTACACCTTCTTCTTTCTTAACAGCTTCTTTAGAAGCACCACCACCAAGCGGTGTTCCAGCTGGTGTAGCAAATTTAGCCTCATTTAAATAGACACTTGTATCAGTTAATTTTACATCATTAACTGTATTTTCTGTAACAATTGTGTCTTGAACCTGGTGTTTAGCCGCAGCTATATCACTATACATATTACCAAGATCTGATAAGGATTTAATCTTCATTTACAATATTATTTAGTATATATCCCATTAATTCTAGATTATTTAGTAAATATTTTTTAATGGGTTATAATTCTTACATATCACAATATTGCATTGATACGGGAACTTATACACCCCCAGGAGTTGATGATGTCGGTCCACAATTAAGCGGAGGTTACAATTGTGTTTATGGAACAACTGGAATTAATTACTTAAACGTTAGTAATAATGCTTCTGAAATAGCTTTATTTAATAGCTGGTGGCAAGAACAGATTAGTCAATTTGGACAACAGGTCAATTATTATATTAATGGATTTAATCTATCTGCTATGGATTATCTCTATGGAGAAATGCCCTTGGTTCAATATGCACCACCCATACCTATGATTATGGCATTAACCATTAGTAATGATAATGCTATATTAAGTAAATTTGGTTTACAAGGGCAAGCAGATCTCACCGCAGTAGTATCTATAGCAACTTTTACTAATACAGTAACAGCAATAAGTGGTTCTCTTTCAGCTGCTAATTATGAACCTAAAGCTGGAGATCTTATTGAATTATCTCAATATGGATCAACTCGTCCAAATGGTAGAAGTGGTCAAGTATATGAAATAACAGAGCGTCTAGATCAAAGTGGTGGAGATGAATCTAATCAATTATTAGGTCATTATATCTGGACTATTAAAGCTAAGCGCTTTGACTTTAATTATGAACTTGAAGCTCCTCGTGAAAAGCTTATGGATCAAGTTTATGATAATAAGACAGATGGTCTTGTTAATAATTTACCTAAGATTATTGAAACCAAGGAATACACACAATTTGTGGATAAGGTGTCAGAGACTGTATTTGATTATACACAAAATTCTCAAGCCAATACTAGTGTCTATGGAGATTATGTTGACAACAATACTTTAGTAAACTTGGTTGGTGTATCTAATACAAGAGGTCAAACCACTGGAGCTTTAGGTGCTTCTGCAAGCACTTATGTAGTATTAGAAAGTCCAAGCAATTATGCTACATCTACAGCATCTGCTGTAGCTTCAGCAAATACAATTGCTCTATACAACCTATACACAATTCTTTCCGCTTTCAATCCAGCTCTAAGTGCTCTGGCTCCAATATTACCATCTTCAGAATCTTCAACAGAAGCAGCTCGTTCACCTGCTCCTATAAATTATACTAATGTTTATGCTTTATTATCAGCACTTGGTATAATACCACCACCTGGACCTTAACCCTTAAATAAATGTCTGCAGATTATCCAAATTTAATATTTCCTCATGAGTTACCTCAAACGGTTCCTACACAACAGGATTTAATATTTCTAGAACAAAACAATCTAGACGGAACATATACATCTTATAGCACAACATTGTCAGCTCTTTCAGCTGGTGGATTTATTGGAAGAGATGGTACTTCTGGTTACTCGGGTTATAGTGGAACATCTGGTTATTCTGGATATTCTGGTTATTCTGGCTATTCGGGTGCTGTAGGTGCAACATCTGCATCTGGTTATTCTGGCTATAGTGGCATAAGTGGCTATTCTGGGTATTCTGGTTACTCTGGTTATTCTGGATATTCTGGTATATCTGGTTATAGCGGTTACTCTGGTATTTCAGGATATAGTGGTTACTCAGGCTATAGTGGCATAAGTGGCTATTCTGGTTATTCAGGTATTTCTGGTGCTGCTGCTGCTTCTGGTTATTCTGGTTACTCTGGTGTGTCTGGATATTCAGGATATAGTGGTTACTCAGGTTACAGTGGTATATCTGGTTATAGTGGTTATTCGGGATATTCCGGTATTTCAGGTTACTCTGGTTATTCCGGTTATAGTGGATATTCTGGTTGGTCAGGTATCTCAGGCTATTCTGGTTATTCAGGTATTTCTGGTGCAGCTGCCGCTTCAGGATATTCTGGTTATAGTGGTTACTCAGGTATATCAGGATATAGTGGATATTCTGGTTACAGTGGTTACTCGGGTATTTCTGGTTACTCTGGTTACAGTGGTATTAGTGGCTATTCAGGTTATTCTGGTATATCCGGCTATAGTGGCATATCTGGCTATAGTGGCATAAGCGGCTATTCAGGATATTCCGGTATCTCTGGTTATAGTGGTTATAGTGGCATCAGTGGCTATTCAGGATACTCAGGTATATCAGGTTATTCAGGTTATAGTGGCATCAGTGGATATTCTGGTTACTCAGGTTACAGTGGCTATAGTGGTTACTCTGGCATTTCAGGATATAGTGGCATTTCAGGATATAGTGGCACCTCGGGATATAGCGGTTATTCTGGAATATCTGGCTATTCTGGTTATTCAGGCATTTCTGGTTACTCTGGTTATAGTGGTATTAGTGGTTATTCAGGTTACAGCGGTATATCTGGTTATAGTGGATATTCTGGTTACAGTGGTTATTCTGGAACAAGTGGTATATCAGGTTACAGTGGTTCTGGCATTTCAGGATATAGTGGTTATTCTGGTATATCCGGTTATTCAGGTTACAGTGGTATATCTGGATATTCTGGTTACTCGGGTATCAGTGGTTATTCTGGTTATAGTGGAACATCAGGTATTTCAGGTTATTCTGGAACATCTGGATATTCTGGCTATAGTGGTTACTCAGGTATATCAGGATATAGTGGTATAAGCGGCTACAGTGGTTATTCGGGTATCTCTGGATATTCAGGTTATTCTGGTTACTCAGGTTACTCGGGCATATCTGGCTATTCTGGTTATTCGGGTATTTCCGGTTACAGTGGATATTCAGGATATTCAGGTTATTCAGGATTCTCCGGCATATCTGGTTATTCAGGTATTTCTGGATATTCGGGTTATTCAGGTTATAGTGGCATAAGCGGATATTCGGGAACAAGTGGTTATTCTGGTTACTCTGGTGTGTCCGGATATTCTGGATATAGTGGTTACTCAGGCTATTCTGGAACAAGTGGTTATTCTGGTACTTCTGGATATAGTGGTTATAGTGGCACCTCAGGCTACAGTGGATATTCTGGTATATCTGGTTACTCTGGTTATTCAGGTATTTCAGGCTATAGTGGATATTCTGGCATATCTGGTTATTCAGGTTATAGCGGCAGCCCAGTAAACATATCTAGCCAGATTATAACCTATTCAAATACTTTTAGTGCTGGTCAGGTAGTAAGATTAGACAATACAACCTCTGGTTGGTTTTTAGCACAAGCAAATAGTTTATCCGGTGCTGAGGCAACTGGTGTTATTCAATCCGCAACCAGTTCTCAATTTACAGTAGTATATAATGGTTTAATTATTGGATTAACTGGTCTCAATCCTGGAGAATGTTATTATCTAAGTGATGTTACACCTGGTGCAACAATAACCTATTCTCCAAGTGCATATGGCACTGTATCAAAACCTGTAATGCGGGCAATTAATTCTACTACAGCAGTAGTGGTAAATGAACGCGGTATATTAAATTCTGCTATTACAAGTTATAGAGTTCCAACAACCTCTGTATCTGTATCTGCTTATAATGTTCAAGCAACAGATTATTATATTGGAGTAAATTATAATGGAGCAGCAATTATAAAATTACCAACAGGCATTACTGGTGTGTCTTATATTATTAAAGATGAATCTGGTTTGTTAAATGGTTCAACAAATATAATAACAGTATCTGCAACACCACCAGATAGAATTGATGCATTGACACAAGCGAACTTAGTTGGCCCACATGCCAGTTTAACTCTTATATTCAACAACCAATGGAACTTAACATAATATGAGTTATAATTACTTTCAAGAAACATTAGTACCTTCAACAAGTGCCTGGTCAATTGGTACTGTGCAAAGACCGTTTAGGGATATTTGGTTAGGGTATGGTTCTCTTAATTTAGCTAATTACACCACAGGCGCGTCTGGTATTGCTTTAGATAATACAAACAACATTCTTACATTAGCACAAGGTTCAGCGGGGTTTCAAATATTTAACACAGGTGGTAATACTATATTTTATGCTAGTAGTGCCGGTAACATTTCAAGTTATGTAGGTCTTGCTTCAGCTGGTGGTGGTGGTAGTTTTCTTGTTGTAGGTACAGCAAGTAGACAGTACCAACCAGT